CGAGCATTGGGACCGTCAAAATAATCTTAAAGTTAGCCATAGGTGAAATAGTCGCGTAGGTGTTATTGCTCGGTGTTAAATAAGGATCGTCGGGTACGACGATAACGCTATTAGCCGTAATAGTTGGAGGTGGAAAACTATAGGTATTCCAAGAGTTAGGATTATCTAAAGCTGCAGCTAATGAGGCACGTAGGGTAGTTATCGCGGCAGCCATTTAGCCCACCATAGAATTAGGATTTTGGTAACCGGCAATAAGGCCTCGGATCTTGCCGATCATTGAGTTACCCATCCGATAGGGACTAGGGCTAAGGCCGTCGATCGACACGCCACCAGTCTGTGAGACTTGGCGAGCTTGGAAAATATCTACTGCGAGGATCATCGCTGCTTCACGGATAGCCGGAGTCGTAGCATAAGAATTAGTTTTAGTATCTGCTCCTACGGCTGAGCCATAAGGTAGTACGCGCTGAAAATTGACATTAGCGGCAGTTTTAGCAAACTGTATAAAGCTATAACCGGCAGGCCAGTTCCAAGAATAAGGGTTCCATACAAGAGTAGGGATCTGATTAGTAGTCCCGGCGCTCCACGGCATCGTACCCGTAATTGTGTAAGTGCCGTTAAAAGTTGCGCCGCATCCACTCAAGGTAACGCTCTGGCCCGTAGTAAAGATCATCGGATTAGCGATCATCGCAGTAGCTACGTTATTTTGCAGTGTCACGCCCACTACTGGAGCTGATGCAAACCATAAAAACTGATTAAGGAGATCCTGAGCGGTCTGGCAGCAGGTCTCGACGATATCGCTCGAGTAAAGATTTTCGATACCCAAATTAGCTCTTAACTCGGCCTCGGTGACGTAAGTTGCCGGCATCTCTTTACTCCAATCTTAAAAGAGGCCGGTAGGGCTCAAAGGGCTAAGAGCCATACCGACTATTAGGTTTTTTGCTTAGATTTTCGCAAACTTGATGATGCCATTTGGCATCTTTGCGATAGTTGCCATAAAGCCGTAAATAGCGACCTGTACCTGTAGGTTCGATACTACGTTTACTGACATATAAGCCTGAGGTCCACGGTAAACCGTAAACGCCTCAGGAGCGAGGATAATTGCAGAGTTATCATCTACTGCAGTCTGCGCAAAGTTACGATCTACGTAGAGATCGAGTCCTAGTACGTTACCGCGGATAGAGCCCGGATTAACTTGACCGGCTGCGTTCATTGGCTGAATAGCGTTATAGATTGGTCGCTTTGTCGTATCTGTTGCGCCCATTAGTAGCTGCCATTGTGCACCGTTAGCTAGATAGTTCTGAGCAAAGTAACCCGTATTCTCATAGACAAGCTTTGCAGCTTGTGAGCTATAAGCGATTACTCCGTCACTATCAGCGGTAGTAGCTGATGCGTTAGTACCTGCAGCAAGTAGAGCCGTAAGTACTGCACTATCAATAGCAGTCAAATACGCATTTTGCAGCTGATTTGTCAATTCCGCATAGAAGTTGGGATCTGACCGCTCGAGGAGTTCGACTGAAATCGTATTCATACCTGAATACTTGCTCACTGTACCTGTTAGATATTCAGTAACCATACCTGTATTAGATACGGCTCCTGCTTCAGCCTCGACCGTAACTGTAGGAGCTACGCCTGAGCCTCCACCGGCACTGGTAACAAGTGAGGGCACGCTTATATTCATACCCTGAGCCGGCAAAGTTCCTTGAGAGCAGGCATCGATTGCCGGGGTTCCAAAGCGTGTATTTGTTACAAACTCTGAAAGGTACTGAGTTGGATTAAACGCAGGGTTAGTTGAAAAAGAATCATCGGCTGCAGTTACATAGAGACGTGACTCATCGCTACCTAGTGCAGCTTTGATCTTGTGCTCTGTATATGTAGCCATAGAGACAATAGGAGTACGGACTCGCTGAGAGTCTAGTACTGATGGACGGATGATTTTACGAGCGGCCTCGACCTTTTCAGCCTCGACCGGTGTATCTACTGGAGTTTCCTCCGGTGTGTTTTCTGGGGCTGTAGTCATAGCTCCCTCGCTTTCGGTTTCTGTTTCGGTTTCGATCTCTACGATAGTCGTAGAAATAGTAGTAGTTTTTTCTTTTGTACTTGTTGCAGCTTCGAGCTCTGCACGTGCAGCCATAATTTCATCGACTGAGGCACTAGAAAAGGCGGCACTCTCGACAAGTGATACCTCTTTGAGGACTGCCGCAGTCACGAGCAAGTAGTCACCCATCGGCTTAGAGGCGGTTACATCCACCCCTACGGATAAGCCAGATACGAGATTTTCTTGCGCTAATACGAGTGCATCTTGTCCTCGAGTGCTGCTCGAAAGCTTAAACGATCCGTAAACGCCGGAGGTAGAGTCACTAAACGAAATTGCGCGACCTACGGGCTTATCTTGTTGATGCTGCGATAAAAGTTTTATTTTGGAGGCATCTGGAATAGAAATCGAGCCTCGCTCGAACACTACTGGCCCAGCGCTTGTATGTCCGACTTCTCCATAAGGTGCAACAAGTCCAGAGACGATACGACGCTCTGTGTCTGCGGCTTGGATCTCTTGGCTAAACGTTAGTAGCACTTGTGTCTCCTAGAGGTGTTAGTTGTTCCATTTGTCGAGCTTGTTCTACATCGATCAAATCGAGATTGAGCATTTTCTCTATGATCTCTAAACGATCTTTTGCATCGACACGTAAAAACGTATCATCTACTGCAAAGCGCACTTGATTAGAGCTATTTGTAATATCGTTCATTGAGAGACGATCCTCGATCGCTGAAATATAAGGCTGCAAAGAATAAGCGACAAACTCTTTACGACCATCTAAAATATTTTGGTACGTCATAGAGTTATTCATATCCGCGCTAATTAGGTAACTCGGGACGTTCATAGCGCGGCTGATTTCCGTAGCGAGGTACTGGCTAAAATCTACATATCCCATTTCTTTAGGCGAAAAGCCAATATTTTCTGCACTGAGAGTGGACGTTAAATATGCCGTGCTGCGATTTCTGCGAGCTGAGTTCCAGCCTGCAAGTATGCCTTGTATCTGTGACTCGGGTAGATCAGCACCATTATTTTTTAAGATAGTAGTAGCCATTGGAGTAGCTGCAGATACGGCAGCAGCCTTTTGTACATCCCACGCAGCTTTAATAGTAGTACTTGCAGACTGCAATACCCCAGGCAGTAGAGATTGAAAAGTTACAAGAGATCCAATACCGGCCATTGGTACAAGCTGACCATCTACAAAATAATCTTTAACCTCAGTGCCGTATTTATTAGTAGTGTATGTAACGCGATTATTAGCGACCCACTCAAAGCCCGACGGTCTGCCATCATCGGCGTACAAAGAGGTAACGCGCCAATATGCAACTGCATAAAACATAAGACTATCTACGGTTGCAGCAATAGTTACGCTGCGTGGTTGGCGTTGATCCGGTTGCTCAAGCCATACCGGAGAGCCGAGTTTTTCACCGGTGGATTTTTTGTATAGTGATAAATCGATCGAGGAAATTACTCCAGCTACAAGGTTACGGCAACGTGCAACGCTAGATACTTGTAAAGCAAAATTACGATCGATACCTACGCCGTTATATCCAAAAGCGGAATTAGTATTAAACGATCCGTAGCCGTATGTAGTATCCATAACGGCCGGGGCATATTGAGCCTCGATAGTCGGCTTAGCAGCTGACTTAAAGCCTAAAGTTTCTAATAGTCCCATAGTCTCCATTTTCCCATATTGTCAAGCATTAGTACGGTTATAAGTAGCGTGTCTAAACGTATACTTTAGCCTCACCTAAGGGTTGCGTAAGTACGTGGACTACAAAGCTTATGCCGATCGCAATATCTACGGGCCCGGCTGATTTACGCCGGATGATACGCCAGCTTGCATCGCTTTCTTTTGCCGCGCAGTTAGCCATCGAGGTTACGAGCTCATCTTGGCCCGAGTGCACGAGCCTATGGTTAGCCAGAGCCTCGTAAAGATCCCCGGAGGCTTGATAACCCTTCTGCCCGGATATATCCATAATTTGTATACCGTTTACCTCAAGGCGTTTAGCGATCGAGGCGGTCGTGTACTTGTCATAGGCTACGGCCCTCGGATAGTAAATCTTGGCCCATTTAGCAATAGCGTTAGCTACAAAGAGCTCGTCGATAGATACGTCCGAGTGAAATATCTCAAGTACGGCTACGCCTATACGACCATCGGCGAGGACTTGGCCCATAACTAGCGAGCCATCGCGCCTAGACGGTGCCACGTCAAAAGCAAAGATAGTAAGAGGCCCCGGTACAAGCTTTAGATCCTTATCGCCTGACTCCTCCACCGACATATGCGGCCACGGGCTCGCCGTCGAGCTAATCCACTGGCAAAGCATCTCGGTTTTTGTAGTCTCGATCGGCTGAGTACTTACCGCCTCAGCTAGTACCGACTCATCGAAAAGGTATCCAAGTGCCGGGTTAGCGTAAGCCCAAGCGCTGCGATCGGTTATCTTGGCAAAAGCCGGAGCCGAGTATTCATAAAAGCCAAAAGTCTCAGGAGGGTTAGATAAAGCTCTCTCGCGTAGGTCATTAAGCACAGTACTAAACGCATCCCCTGCGTTCGACGTGTACAAGGCTTGGCTATTGATTTTTGCACGAGTCGTAGGAGTAGCTGCCCGATACCCCTCCTCTGAGATTTCTCGTAGCTCATCGATATAAAGAAAACTAGCGCTACGGCCACGAGATCCGTCACGGGTTGCCGCTACTACGTCTAGCCGGTGCCCGTTTTTTAGCTCGATCGACTCGGTACCATTGGCATACCGGATCTGCTTAACCTGCCGGCTTAGATCAGCTGAGCCCTCAATCGCGTAGGCCACTTGCCTAAAGGTATCTAAGGCCATCGATCTATTAGAGCTCATAATAAGTACGTTAGGGCTATCGAATAAAAACATATGCCCCAGCATCATCATACGAGCTAGGTGCGTTTTACCTTGTTGCCTCGACGTAAGCAACAAATTAGAGCGCCGCCTAAACATCCCGGCATCGTCTACGGCGGTCATATCCGAAATACAAAACTTTTGCCACGGTAAAAGCGGTAGACCAATCGAATCTGCCAGCTGAGATATCTCCTCGCCGCGATTAGGGCCCTTAAGGTAGGGACTATGTAGGCGAGGCTCAGTAGCCCCATACCGGGGAGTTATCGTCTCGGTCATATCCT